AACCCCACTGCGACGACAGCGAGTCGTTATCAAGCAGACCGCGATTCTTTAGTCCTGGCCCGCACACGGCCCAAAGAAAAGGCGCCCACATAGTGTCCTTACCGCAGCCTTGATCGCCGCCATGCAACACGGCGTGATTGATCTTGACCTCAGGGTGCTGCAACTTATACGCCATGACGTTAAATAGGTGCTCGCGCTCGCTAGGATCAGGCACAAGGCGCTCGCAATGCTCAAGCCACGGCGTAATATCCCCAACGTAGGCCTTATCGACCACGGGGCGCGCATCGCGCCAACGGTTGCCGTAGACGTCGCCATCACGCGCAACAAGCAGGCTCTCGCCCGCAGCGTAGGTGATGCCGACCAGGGTACGAGCGCCCATCGCCTGACGCTGCTCATCGTATGCGGTAGCGGCCTCGACCTTGCGCTTACTGTTAATCGATATGCAGTTCACATGGCGATAGAGCGCATTGAATACGTAGCGCGGCACCTCGCGCCTATCTTGCATATCAAAAAACGAGTCATCGGACAAGATGTACGCAAAGCGCTCAAACCAGCCCTTCATCTCCACGCGACCAAGCTCTTTACGCTCGACCTCCTCGATGACTTTCTTGGCGTCATCACTAAAAAAATTCGATGGCTCGATCTTGTTAAGGGTCGATTGCATGGTGACCGCAAGCAGATCATCGCGCAAGCCAAGCGCGTGCTCGGGGCCGCCCTGCTCGGCAACCCACGATAAGAACGTCTTAGAGTCAAGATCGACGCAGTGCGAGTGCAGGCAACAGTACGCGCGCAGAGCAGGCTTGTAACGCCCCTCTGGGTTGCCGTCGGTGTGCGCGGCATGGTTCGGGCAGATCACGCCAGCCCAGCCCTCAGGGTTAGGTTTAGACAGCACCAGACCCTGCGCGGCAAGCCACGCGAAGACGTCATCATCGCCCGTGTCGACGATCTTAATCGGGCTTGGGCCTGCGCTATCAGCCTCAGCAGGCGTAACGCCCATCGCCTCGCAAATTTGCGCGAGCGTGAACAGTCGATCGGGGTGGAACTCGATAAGTTGCGCGGCGAAATTATTGCGACCTGGCTTTAGATTGACCGACCCTGGCAGACGGAAGTTACGCACGGCATTGGTTGCGCCTGGGTCGGTGTAGCCTGCGTTGGCGATTGCTTTAATGGCCGCGCTGAACTCACCCTTGGTGGGTTGGTCATCGCCAAAGGCGTAGCCCCACTGATACGACCCTGGCGAGGTCTCCATCACCCACGTCGGCGCAAGCGATGGCGCCTTCGACTTAGTGCCCACGTCATCCAACACGAGCACCAGACAATACTCGCAGTTAGCCGCAGATGCCGACACATGATCGCCAAAGCGGTCTAAGATAAAACTCGCCGTGTTGCCGTACCACGCCTGATCGGGCTTGATCTTTTTAATGTCGGGCAGATGGGCAGGCCATGTGCACTTGATCGCGCCATCTGCGTGAAACTGTAGCTCACCGTCCTTAAGCTGCGGCTTTTGCCGCACGATAAGCGGTGTCTCGCCCTCAGGCGCAAGAGAGATTAGGAACTCCAAAAAATTTTTTATCATTTCCCGTACCTTGTCATAATGTTGATCTCGGCCTCTAAGGGCAGACCGCTTGCCCATGCGGGCGACGTACACATGACGCTATGCAGCATCGCCACCGCAGCGTCAGCGTCAGACGCTGGCACCTCTAAAACAATCTCATCATGCACGTGCAAGACCACGCCATCAAGCTGACGCAGCGACGCGCGCAAGATGTCAGCCGCTGCGGCCTGGCAGATATTCTCAGCCGCCAAGCCCTTCCATAACCGCGCTCTAGGCCACTCCTTAGCGTCAGCAGCAGGCTTCCATGACGCCTTGGCATAGGACACGCCATCATCCTCTAGCCGCGCGTAGGGGTAGCATAGGATGCGCCCTGACGGCAGCGCGTACCAGAGATGCTGACCGTCAAAATAGTACGTCACACGGCCAGCCTTGAACTCAGACTTTGGGTGCTTCATCGCGCGTAAGTACGACGACTCAAGCGACTGCCAGTAATGCACCGCCCACGGGTTAGCGCGACGCCATGCGTCGACCATGCGCCTGCTGTCAGCCTCGGGTAAGTTAACGCCATAGATGCGCCCCATCGAGGCGAACGCACCCACGCCACCACCGTAACCGCAGGCAAGCTCTTGCACCTTGCCGATCTGCCGTTGCTCCTTATCGATCTGCTCAATCGGCACGTTAAAGGTACGGCTCGCGTTGTGTTTGTAAATGTCTGCGCCTGTGCGAAATAGGTCGAGCTTGGCCTCCGACGTCACATGCGCTGACAGCCACGGGTTCATACGCGCTTCAATAGCCGCCCAATCTGCTACGATCAAGACATGCTCAGGCGCAGGCATCAGCGCAGGCCGTAGCATCCCCTTCAAGACGTCAGTGACGCGTCGCCCGTAGGTCGGCACGATCTTATGGCCGCGCACCATCGCGTGACGCACAGCCTCAGGATCATCCGCGCACTTGCGCGTGAAGTTGTGGACCTGAGCGCCGTAGGACGACGCACGGCCCGTGGCCGAGCCGCCAGCGAATACGAACGCGCCTCTGACGCGTTGATCCTCATCGTCTGCAAGCGCAGCCAGGCGGGCGAACTTAGCAACCGATGAGGCCCACAGATCGTCAGCGCACTGGATCACATCAGCAACGTCTGGTGGCACCTGCTCGGGGTCGTCCATCGCAAGCAGGTTAGCGCGGACGGTCTTATCAATCGAATACTTCTTCTCACCGTCCTTGTAAGACTCCATGAGCTTGAGCGCCTCGGGACCAACGCGGTCCATGACCCACTGACGCATCTTAGGCGAGCGCACGCTCATGATCTCGCCCTTCGTTACCTCGGCGACCAGTTGCTCGATCTCGACCAGTTCGTCTGATGCGTACTCGATCGCGGCCTTGCACAGCGCCACATCGACCAACACGCCACGGTCGTTGATGCGCTCGTTCACATGGTAGTCGGCTAGTTCTTCGGCTGACAGGTCGCGCATGGCCTTGGAGATAGCCCGCATGGCGCGGACGTCTTGCTCACAATAGGCCACCATCTCGGCAAAAAGTGCCGCATCCTGGCAAAACTTGCCGTCTGCCTGCGGCATACACAGCCGCCTGATCAGTTGCGCTCCTCGGTAGTCCTTACGCATGTCTGCGCTAGCGAACCTGCCAACGTCCTCCAACGACCCTGGCGCACAGTTAGCACGCGCTTGTGTTGCAGTGCAATAGAACTGCTCAAGATTGAAGTTGATCTGCAAGACATACCAAAAGATCAGACGCTCAAAGGCTGCGTTATGTGCGCGTATCTGACCCTTGTGTTGGCGCACGGCCTCGGGGAAGGGCTGATCGGGCGTCCACGTCACGACCTCATCATCGTCGAACGCATAGGACATGCACAAGACGTCAGTGCTGCCGTCTTGCGCGTAGTTGTACACACCTTTGGTTGTCAGGTCACAGCGGCTGCGAGTCTCAAAGTCAACCCACAGGGTGCTCATCTACGGGCCCAACGTCGGTTCAGCATTTTGTGCAGCCAGCACCACAAGTTCCGCCGCCACGCGCCTGATCTGCATCGCGCACTCCAGCGCAGCAGTCGCATCGCACATGTCGCATAGATGCTTATATTCGCGCAATAGATGCGTAAGTGTTTCATAGGGGTGTTCCATCGTTTTCTCCAAAGAAAAAAAAGCCACGGCTGTTACACCGTGGCCTCCCAAGCTAATTAGGCCGTGCGACGACGACGACGCGGCGCATCTTCGGCGGCGGGGTTAGCCTCCTCAGTTGCATCCACTTCCTCGGTCTTACCGTCCATGCTTGCCCACTCCACAACCTCAAATACTGGCGTGAATATCTTGCCATAAGACTTGTGTGTGTAGTGGTCCTTCTTTAGCCGCACGACTGGCACAGGCTTCGATTGATCCTTCTCGACCTGCGCGGCAATCGCTAGCGCGAGCGTCTGTACGCTGCGCTTACCACCGACTGACGTGGTGGTGTAGCGGGCTTCCATACCCTCATCGTCGCCTGAAAGACACTTAAGCGACATGCCGACTTGGGTTTCCCAACCTTTTTTGGCGCCTGGCGGGGCGACATCGATGTTGGGCAAAGGCTCAGATACCGATACCATCTTTTCAGCCAACACCTCACCGTCACCCCACGCGATATAGCCGTGGACAAACGAGAAGGGATTGACTGCCCAAGTGGAACCATCTTCGATTTCTGTCTGGTCAGCACCAAAGACCCAATGGCCGGTCTTGTCCATCTTGAGAATGACAACGCCAGACGGGCCGACGTCCTTCTCAAGCGCACGCAGTGCTGTCGAAAGGCTTGTTACGGATGGGAGATTTGCTTGACTGAAAGCTACTAAATTAGACATCACTATTTCCTTACTGAAGTTTAGAAAGGGCTGCGGTTAAGTGCAACCCAACGTTAAGCACGGCAGGCCGAGGATCGCTCTCCGGCGCTAACGTGCTGCCGCTCGACACTGCGATGACAAGATCGTCAGGCAGTGCTAGCTTGCTCTTTTTTAGCACCTTCTCGGCTTGAGCAGGGCTAATTAATTCGGTCTTGCGGCGCTCGCTGTCAGGCACACCAAGCTGTGCGAGCGCAGCGTCTGCTTTGCTCTCGTCCGTCCACTGACGCGTTGCGCGCTTTGATACAAGTTTATACCCCGGCACGGGCATGTTTTTCTCAAGGCGACTAAACGCCAGCTTGCGCGCCTCTGCGATGAACGACTCTAGCTTATCAGCCATGTCGAGCGCCGACGCTAATCGATCAGGCGCGAGTGCCTCTAGCTTCAGGTGCACCACGCGGTCGATCTCGCCGGTCATCTTAGGGCAGACAGGCTTACCAGTACACCAGCGGCACCAGTCGCCTATCTCAAGCGGCGCGTTGGGTCTGCTAGCAAGCGTGACCGCAGTCTGTAGTTCGGCTACAAACTGCTGCACACGCTCAAACGTCGTCACCCAACGCCGCACGGCAGGCGGCTGTACGATGATGATCTCAATCTCGTCTACAAAATAAAATGCCCACGAGAGCTTGTTCGTTGCCATCGCAGCGGCAGCGTAAAAGAGACCTTGGTAGTTTTCCTCAGCGTCAACGATCACACCATCGCCAAACTTCCAATCAAGGACCACGGCGGTGCGACCGATGCGCCCGATCAGATCGACGTTACCGAAGACGCCCTCAAGACCTTTGACGTTTTCAAACTCAACCTGCACCTCTTGCGCGAACTCCATCGTCTGATCAGGATCAATCGCTTCAAGCGCCTGCACGCAAAAAGCGAGCTTCTCGATCTGCTCATCAGTCAGGTTGTGCTTGGCCGCAACCTCGGGCAGTGTTGACGCGCCGAGTAAATCTTCCATGCACGCGTGCAAGAGCGTACCCTCTGCTGCGTACTTGCTCTCGACCTGTGGTGGCATTTGCTGCACAAGCGCCACCGAGCCAGGGCAGTTAATCACACGCTTGGCGGTCGAACCGCCGACAATCTTAGAGTGATTCATCGTCGGTCTCCACTTTGGTAAAGACAAACGATTCAGTGTAGGAGTAGCCTTCTTTGCGAACGCAATTGAACACGTCACCGAACTTAGCCCGTGCCCACTCCAACAATATCTTTTGTGCTTCTTCCGTCGTTAGTTTCAATTCCATTTGAATTTCCTTTAGTTGATTGAGACTTCACTGTAGCACATCTATTTTACTTGTCAAATAGTTTTTGACAGGTTATGATTCAGACATGGAAAAACACATTGAAGCGTATCTCGTTAAGCGCGTCAAAGCGATGGGCGGCATTGCGTACAAGTTCACAAGCCCCGCTCATCGTGGCGTTGCTGACCGCGTTGTCTGCCTGCCTGATGGTGTTGTATGGTTCATTGAACTCAAAGCGCCTGGGGGCCGTCTATCGCCGCTCCAGAAGGTATTTGCAGACGACATGGCACGGCTAGGACAACGGTACGCTTGTTTATGGAGCAAGGAAGATGTTGATGCGTGGGCAAAAACTTAGACCCTATCAAGAGCAGGCCGCTGACTTCTTGTACGAGCGTGATCGTGCGATGGTGCTTGCGCCCGTAGGTGCGGGCAAGACTGCGATTACGCTTACGGCCATGAGCGATATGGTGCGTGATGGGCTAGCCGCGCGTTGGCTAGTCGTAGCCCCTAAGCGCGTGTGCACTGACGTGTGGCCCATCGAGGCACCTAAGTGGGCGCCCGAGCTAGATGTGCAGGTTGCGGTCGGAACGCCAAAGCAACGCACCGCCGCCTTGACCGCGCAGGTTGTTGTGATCAACTACGACAACTTGCAGTGGCTGGCCGAGCAGTCGATGGACTTCGATGGCGTTGTGTTTGATGAGCTGACACGCCTCAAGAACCCATCAGGTGCCAGATTTAAAGCGCTTGCCAAAGTGCTTGACTGTCCGATCCGTTGGGGTCTGACCGGATCGTTTACGAGCAACGGTCTTGAGGATGTCTTCGGTCAGTGCAAGATCATCGATCAAAAGTTGCTCGGGCGCTCGAAGGGCGCGTTCATGCAGCAATACTTTAGTCTTAATACTTACGCTGGGTTCGACGATTGGACGCCGCTTCCCGGCGCGCTAGAGCGCGTCATGCAGCGCATCAAACCTGCTACTTTCGTATTAGAGCCAGGCGAGTACAAGGACAAGTTGCCGCTTTGCCATGTGGTGCAAATAGACGTTCAATTAAACGACCGTGAGCCGTACGAGGCGATGAAGCGTGACTTTGTGGTGCAGTTCCCCGATGCTCAGGCTATCGCTCAGAACGCTGCGGTTGTCACGCAGAAGTTACAGCAGATGTCTTCGGGGTTTGTTTACTCACCTGAGCCTGTCTGGTTTAGCCCGCATAAGTTTGATGCGTTGGATGATCTGCTGTCTGAGAACCAACGCGCTAACACGATCCTTGTTTACCAATACAAAGAGGAACTTGATGAACTCAAACGACGATACCGAAATCTTACCGTTTTGGACGACCCTGACGCCATTAGACGATGGAACGCTGGCAACGTACCGCTTTTGGCGGTGCACCCAAAATCAGCCGGTCACGGCCTTAACTTGCAGTTCGGCGGCTGCCACATGGTGTTTCTGTCCCTGCCATGGTCACTTGAGCTTTTCGAGCAAACTGTCGGACGTTTGCACCGCTCCGGCCAGCAGCGCGACGTGTGGGTCTACGCCCTGATGACTAAAGATACCGTCGATGAGCGCATATGGACCGCGCTGCACGACAAACGCAAACTAAGCGATATTGCAATGGAGGCATTGAAATGAGTAGAGAAGTTATGCAACAAGCACTTGAGGCGTTGGAAAAAGTGATCGAAGCATTTGGCCCAGGTTTAACGCTACAACAGAGAGCTATCACCGCCTTGCGCCAAGCACTGGAGACAGAGCCGGTATTTGTGGACCAAGAATATCTTGAGCGTCGTTGGGGTGTGAGCGGGGCAACACTGGAGCGTGATCGATCACTTAAGCAGGGCATGCGGTATCTAAAGATTGGCGGATCAATTCGCTACAGATTGCAGGATGTGCTCGACTACGAGGCCGAATGCACAGTGGAAACAGAGCGGAGGAAAAAATGAGCAGAGAAGCTATGAAGCTGGCGCTTGAGGCGCTAGAGAGCGATCCGGTAAGCCATGCGGGTTTAGTTAATAGAAAACAGGCCATCACCGCCCTGCGCCAAGCGCTGGAGACAAATCAAGAACCGTTTGAGTATTGGAGCGTGGCTGATGGCTGGGTAAAGATCGACGAGTTGCGTGAGCATTTTGATTCGGTAGGTTGCGGCACGATTTACAAATCTGCTGGCGACGGTCGATCACCTCTTTACACCGCACCACCAAAAACTACTGATTTGACCTGCGTATGCGGTGCCGTGTGGGAGGGTGAAACGATGGTGCATTCACCGCCAAAGCGTGAATGGGTTGGGCTTACTAAAGAAGATATGCCCGATGGTGATAACCCAATGTTTGATACAAATGAATTTTATGCTGGCATGGCTTGGGCAGAAGCCAAACTTAAGGATAAGAACACATGAGCAAAGAAGCTATGCAGATGGCGCTTGAGGCGTTGGATTCAGACAACCCAGACATTCAATTACGAGCAGCGATAGCCCTGCGCCAAGCACTCGTCGAGCCTAAGCAGAAGTCTGACCCCAGCGCGTGGCACGGATGGGTGCTGCGTGAAGTGCTGTTTGACAACGGAGAGCCTATTGGACACCGAAAGCCTGAGCAAGAGCCTGTGGCGTGGTTTTCTACATCGCCTGACGGAAAATTATCAAACAAATTTGCTTGTAAACCAACGGAAGGTAATTGGGTTGAGCCGCTTTACGCTGCACCACCAAAACAATGGGTTGGGCTGACGGATCATGAGATTCAGGACTTAAGTTATCTGTCTCAAAAAATTGATGCAAGTAATGCAGCATGGTTTGACCGCTTGGGTTTTGCCCGTGCCGTTGAATCCAAATTGCGGGAGAAGAATCAATGAGTGGCGATCACAACATGTTTCAAAAAGCCACTTCTTATTTATCAGGCGAGGCTTTTTGGCGCACCGCTGAAGATCAGGAGCCGCCGCTTGGTGTGAAGATGCTACTGCTAAACCCTAGTGGCGTCTGCGTCATCGGGACTTGGGACGATTGGGCGGTGGCCTGGGCACCGTTGCCCAAGGTACCCGCGCACATCAAACAAATTTTATTGGAGAAAAGCACATGGCTATAGGTATAGTGCGGCTGAGAAAAGAATCAGCCGTTGATCGGAAACAAGCATGTCTAAAGTATTTGCAGCAACGCTCGACACCGATCACGGCGATTGAGTTAGCCTCCAAACTTAAGATGTCATCAAAGACCATCCACAATTCACTGTGGCCTTTGCTGGACGAAGGCAAGATCATACGCAAGCGCGTCAAACGGCAGTCATCTGTATCAAAACGATCAGGCTGGGCCTACGGCTACACCGCGACCGAGATAACACCGCCTACGCGCAATAAGAAAATCTCTTGGCACAACCCCTTCTCGTTATGATTAGCGACGATGAATTGATTGGCATGATCCGCAACGCCGCTACCGAGCAGTTGCCGATTGCCGTAATGACCGTCAAGGAGATGCGCCAGTTCGCGCAAAAGGTTGCGATGGATTGCATACTGATCGCAGCCATCCCCCACATGACGCCTAAAGACATCATGCGAGTGATTAAGGACCGCTATGACCTCCCGACTTAGTTTGTGGCAGACTAAACTTAAAGCCGCTAAAGCCGAGCAGCATCAACACGAGAAGATGTTGCGGCAGCAGTACCGCGCACTTGAGCGCATACAAAAGCAGATTACCGAACTGGAGAACAAAATTGAGTATGAACTGGCGAAAACTCAACAAAGAACTGGCGCTTATGACAGAGGATCAGGTGTTGAGTTTGCTTAATGAGGAGCGAGCAGGTGCCAAGCGCATCTCGATACTGGAGCGCCTACACCAGCGCTACACGGCGATGCGTACGGCACGTGAGCGTATGGAGTTGCTGAAGGAAGCGAGAGCGCTCTAGCGCTTCTTTGAGTAGAACAGCGTCCGGTCGCCAAAGAGATAGAAACCTACGGCGGCTGCGAAGTTATCAACCGACTCGGACGATTGCCCGTTGAGCTTTAGCGTCGCCCACGTCGTGAGCACGATAAGCGCAACGCCTGGGCGCATCAGCCGTACGATCGCCTCGACCCACGGGTAGGACGGGTTAGCACCACCGGCATCGTTCATCGCCTTGAACATGTTAAGGTCTAGTTCGCGCATCCGCACGTACTCGGCGATGTTGGTAGGCTTATACCCTTCGGTCTGTATAAACCGACCGATCAAGGATTTACCAAGATCAACAGCCAGTGGGCCAAACGCCGCAAGGATTGTTAGCGGGTCCATTACGGGTAATACTTTCGGTCTAGTTCAAAATGCGGGCCGTCCTTAAACGTCTTCCAATCCCCACCCCAGACAATAGCGACGCCTAACTCATTTGCTGCGGCTTTCATGGCGTTGGCGATCTTATGGTACAGAGGCCAAGACCAATCAACTTGATTGTCTACCCATGCACCAAGATCAACGGCGTGGCCTGTGATGTGACGGCTGTTAAGCGTTTGACTTGCGCCTGATGCTACTAAAGTCTGTTGACGCTCAGGCGAGCGTAAGCCCTCAAGCACCGTAAAGTCTACGGGCGACAGATCAATCGCGCGCTCGACAACCTTGACAAGATCGGGATGAACGCCTTGCAGACGTTCGATCGATCGTTTGCCTAGCTTAAACACCTAACAGCTTCTTAAAAAAAATAGCAGCAGCGCCAGGACCAAGGAGCACGGCCACCATGACGGCGTACATCAGGTACTCAAGTTTCTTCATCTTAGCCGAGCCATCGTCGAAGCGTTGTTCGACACGACCAAATGACTGTTCAATCGACTTGTACCGTTCTGCACAAACTGCCTCATGGACAGTCAAACGCGTATCCACATCGTGCTCCATGATGTTCCTTACCTATTAATCGATCAGCGCATTTTCGCTCGGTTCAGATGCTAGCGCATTAATAGACGTCGTTGTTGCTCCACTTCTCATAAACTCCGCAGCACGTTGCGCGGCTTTGTTTTTAAAGGCTGATGGGTTGCTAATGATCTTCAACACATTATTGCGTTCTTGCGCTGGCAACTTTTCTAACAGGTTCTTTGCGCCTTGGGGCGACTGCATAGCCTCCCCTAGTATCTTCATCGTTTTAGCACCAACCGCCTTTTCCAATTCACTAATTGTTTTGTTGGTAGCTGTATTCCAAAAATTTAAACGAGAAGGAAGTCGAAAACTAGACGTATTTTGTTGTATTAGTGTTACAAGTGCTTTCTGACCTTCAGACGCTTGTTTACTCGCCGCCATTTGCGCAAGATGTTTATCTGTTAAAGACTTAAGCGTTGATATTGTGTTCTCGCTTAGTTCAGTGGCGATGTTGTAGTTACCTGGGCCAAGGAATTTTTCAACTACATCAGGCGCTTCGTTTTGCACCAAGCGCACAAACGCGTCCTTATCTGTTTTCCATAGCCTAGCGGCTTCGCCGGTCAGCTTAGTCTCAGCAATTTTTTGCATACCTTTAGAAAACTCATCAAGGTACTCACGGTAGCCTTTGCCGCCCGCCGCTTCAATTGCGCTAATCAGTGTGGGTTTTAATTCTGACGTTACTTTAGCTGCTAAGTTGCGCTGCGTCGTAGCGTCTACGCCTGGGCGCAATTGTTGCACCGCAGCGTTAATAGAGTTCTTACGAATAGCATCTAACGCTCTAGCGTCGATGATGCCGCCATTCTTAGTCCATTGAGCAATATCGTTAGCGACGTTCTTAGCCGCGCCACTAAGCAGATCATTACCTGCAAACTCAGGATTGTTTAACACACCGCGAATCTGGCTTACTATCTCGTCACCCTTAAGTGGTTTGATGCCCGCCTGCCGTAAACTGTCCGCAGCCGACTGAGCAAACCTTGCTCCTTGACCTAAATCAAGCGACGCTTCCGCTGCTTTCGACGCCCACTCATCAGACATTTGCGCTAACTTGCCAGGGTATGTAAACGTAGCCGCCCAAGTGTTTGAGTAACCAGGTTGCACCTTAGCAGGAGCAAAACGTGAGCCTGCGGGGATGCCTGCTTTAATCTCTTGTAGTCGCGCTGCTGCTGCCGCATGATCACCAAGATCAATCAGTCGGCGCACCTCTTGCACCTTAGCCGCCGCCTCAGCGCTTAACTTACCAGCCTCGGCCTCGTACTGCGCAACCTGCTGACCAAGATTGGCGCGATTTAGCGCCGCTTGACGCGCAGGGCTTGTGATGTCACGTAGCGTCTGCTTCATCACATCAGTGGTAGCGCGGACGTCTGTTGCTGTCATACCGCCCGCAAGTTTCGCTAATTCATTAACACCTTCATCATGGCTCATCGTGGCAAATTTATTCAGGTACTGAGCGCCTGACGGACTTTTCTCTAATGCGTTACGTACAAACGCTTGCCACGTTGGGTTTTGAATCTTCGCCGTTACCTCAGCCACGCTAGCGTTAGGTGGCGCATTGCGAAGGATACTTAAGGTTTGCTCAAGATCGTTACCTAGCGATGCGCGTGCTAAGGATGCAGCTTTGTTTTGCGCTACGTTTTTAAAGTCAACAAACTTACCAATAGTCTTACCAAGTAACGGCGCAACCACACGCCCGCCCGCTTCGTAAGTGGCGCCTTCAAGCACGTTTTGTATCGGCGTTGTTATGGCGGCTTCGCCTTGACGTGGCTGCTTGCCACCAAGATAAACGTCGCCTAACTCAAGCGCTTCTTTAGCTATACCATAACCTAAACCAGCGCCAGCAACGCCGCCCGTAGCGACACCAATCGGACCACCAGGCAGCGCAGCCGCGCCGCCAAGCAACGCGCCTCCTGCCGAACCGAGCGCTTCTATGGTCGGCGCAACGTAAGGGCGAATGTTTTGGTACATCTGCTGCCCAGGCGTTAACTGTTGCCGTGGTGCCGTAGGCATACCTTCACTGCGAGGCTCAAGTCTAGCTGGCGCAGCAGGTTCAGGTGCCGCAACGGCAGGTGCAGCAGGTTTTAGCCCAACTTTGGCGTCAAAGTCTGCGCGGGGCATGTCTGAATAAAACTTTTTATAAAGCGCATCCGCTAGCGCTTCGTCAGACATGTCTGAATATTGGGGATACTTAGCGCGGACTTCAGCAATCGTAGCCATTAGCGAATACCTAATGGGTCGTCTTTAGCGCCTTTGCTGCTTTTAGGTGCTGAGGAAGGTCGTGCAGGGGTAGGCGCGACGCTTGGCGCAGCGCTTGGTGCTGGCGTTTCATCCTTCTTAGTATTGTTAGCAATGAATCGTCTCATGTTGCTAAGAATAGCCCTGTTAGCTTCAATAGACCTTGTTGGGTCAGACAGTGCCTCAAGCCAAGACCTAAATTCAACGTTAGAGTTAAGCTGTTGCGCGGACATACCAGTAGCATTTTTAACCGCGTTTAGCAACTGATTTCTTGAACTTTGAATAATGTCGCGCTGCGTCTGCGCTTCAGACCCTACCACGCGGCCAGCTACTTGACCAACGCCTGTACCCGCAACATACGACAACGCATTAGTTATAGCGCTGCGCCGCTGACTCGGTACAGCTTTCATTCTATCTAAGTCGTTGTACGCTGTCTCTAGTGTGTCGAGTATGTCGCCTGCTTGCTGTTGCCCTTCTTCGCGTTTGTTTGCCGCAGCAGTTGCCGCAGGTGTTTTTCCTGCTAGACCTATAACGCCAACCGATCCTACACCACCACCCCCATATTGACGCGCATCAATCGTAATCATTTGATTAGGGTTAGTGGGGTCTTGAATAGTCGTAAGCGTCGGTGCGGGCGGTTCTTTAGGTTCTCTTCCTGGCCCCAAACCTAATACTTGTACTGCCGCAGGAGAAAACGGCGTTTGACCCACAGCTTGATCGCGAGGTACAAGTGTAGGTCTGCCATTTTGTAGCACAGGAACTAATGGGGCTGGTTGTTGAGGTGGTCGTTGCGCGCCTTGAAACGCTTGATAACCTTCAGGTGTGGCTGGATAGCCAAGCGATGTCATCGTACGAATAGTCTCAGGCGGCAGCGTAGCGCGGAAGTCGTTTTCAATCTGTTTCAATATCAACTGAGCTTCAGCTTTAGCGGCTGGCGTATTGATGTTAGACACCATTCTGTAGCGGCGTTGTAATTCTTGGCTTGAAGGTGTTGGTGTTGTTAATGCGTTAGCGGACGCTGGAGCAGGTGTCGGTGCAGGCGTTAATGCGTTAGCAGGTGCTGGAGCAGGCGCTGGAGCAGGCGCTGGAGCAGGCGCTGGAGCAGGCGCTGGAGCAGGCGCTGGAGCAGTCGCAGGTGCTAATGCGTTAGTTGGGGCGTTTTCAGTTTGTCTTAAGTATTGATTAAACTGATCTTGATTGTCTAATCGCTCTAAGATAGATACGGCTGTTTTTACAAATTCAGGCCGACCCGTTTTGAACATCGCTTGCGCGGCGGCTCTTAAATCAGTCGGTCCACCTTTAGACGCAATAGTTGATTGAATCTGCGCCAACGCCTCACGCTCTTTAATTATTTCTTCCATCTTAAGCGCGTTAAACTGCGCAGCAGACGCCTTGCTGTATTGGTCCAACGGGTCTTGCAGTTGGACGCCCTTGTACGACAAGGCGATGTTCGGGTCAACGAGGGCCATGATTAGCCTCCAAAACCTTGAGAATAATACCCACCTTCATAGATAGGCGCAGGTGTTGCTGCTTCCTGTGGGCGCAAGGCGTTCAAAAAGTTCTGGCCTTGCTGATAATTTAAATACGTACCAAGACCTTGTGACAATGCGTTTGCGCCGCCTACGTACCCCGACGCCCGTGCTTGGGCAGCAGCGCCCAGCGCTTGACCGACGTTGCCTGCCATCGTCTGCCCTGCTTGGCCTAGTTGGTTGGTCGCCGTCTGGCCTACGCCTGCAAGCGATTGAAGCGGGTTAAGACGAGCGTTACGTTCAGCCTGGTAGCGGTTAAACGCGTTCATATACTCTTGCGACGCTAGACCTTGACCGTACTGTTGCGCGCCTTTTAACATGCCACCTGACAACAAGCCACCTCGCGCGGCTGCCGAGCGTTCTAAGGCTTTCATGCCTTCTTGCATACGGAACGCATAGCCTGGGTCTTGCTGAAACTGATCCATCCCAAAGGGTGTGTACTCAGTCGCAAGCGGCGTCAGTTTGTTAAGCGCGGTAATACCTGCTTGGCGCCAAGGCTCTTGCAGTTCAACTTGTCGCTCAAACTGCTGCATCTGCAAGTCTGCGGCGCGGTTAGCCGCGTCAGCTTGCGTGCTAGCGGCTTTCTTAGCTGCGCTTGACCCTATTAAAGCACTTCCAATTGTTGCGGCGGCAATCATCCAAGGTAGCATTTTAAATATCCTTTAGACTTAATTCTAAGCAACAGTGAATCATGTGATCTCACGCCCGCTCATGCGCAGGTTAACGCCGGTGTTGTTGCTGGCAATCGCTGACACGTAATCGCCCGTGTTAAGAATTTGCCCTACAACCTCAGGCCAAATATACGTTTCTTTAGCAGCTAACGTTTGTTTAGCTATGTAATATGCGTTTCCAACTGAACCACCAGACGCTACGATACTAATCGTGATTTCGCGCGCCACCGAATCATAGTTAGCGGTAGTCAGTTTATCAATGATAGTCGTCACAGCTAACGGTGCGGTGTAAACCGTTGTGTCTGCGTTCGGAATAATCTGGCCTTCAGCCAGTGTTTTTGCAGTTACAGTCATTTTTTAAACTCCATAGCGCAAGGTCAGCAACGGTGTGCTGCTCGATGAATAAGATACGGCGGGGAAAGTTGAAGGTAAAGTGCCGTACGTTTGACTAGCGGTAATCAACGTGTCCGCTGTCCCTACTGCGCTGCATCCTACCGTAGCCAACGCAATATCACTAGGTGTTCCAGCCCTGACCGTAGCACCACTGGCGTTAGCAAGCAAAACAAGCGCGTAAGTACCTGAGGGCAACGGTTGCGAGATAGTGATTTCTTTAGTGCCTGTAGTGGTCAGCCCAACAGCGCCAGCGTCTAATACTAACGACGTTGGGATGCCGTTTTCCATACGATAAACACCAAGGTACGCAAAAACACCTGTACCTGCGGTAGTGACCGTGCAGCCTAACTTTGTCCAAAGTTGATGTTGTCTTACCGTAAAAGGCATAGCGTATAGGGTGTTAGCTGCCACAGCCAACGTGCCTGCTGCCGTGGCAGGCGATAACGTTTCACCTGCGTAGAATCGACCTGACGCATAGCCGCCTTGGTCAAACACATCAAACGCGCCAGGATTGTCACGGAAGATTTGCGATACCGACGCTTGACCGGATGAGACGTAGATAGCCTGACCAGACGTCCACGTATTGCCGTTCATCTGATTGTCGTTAATCGTCACGTACTGCGGTGCTGATGATGTGCCATAAAAGTACACCGCAGCGTAGGCGTCGTTAGCAGGCGCCCACATGTTGTTACCGACAATCAACAAGTAACGAGGTTGGTTAGGGCTAGCCGTCAGCGAAATAATACCAATGCAACTAGCGTTAGGGAACGACGCGCTCTCACGTCGTGGGTTGTAAAGCGAGTTACCTGTAACGGTCGTAAACTGCACGTCAGTGATCGCAATGCAGTAGTCACCGCAATCGCCAACAAAGTTGCCGCTGATCGTATGAAAACTACCGCCTGCCTCAATACCTGACGCGGAGATGTTCTTTTTAGTTTGGCCGCTAATCCAGTTGTCAGCAATTACGTTGTTGTTGCCGGTCATAAAGATGCCGGACTCTTTATTGTTCGACAAATAGTTACCGATGATCGACAAACGATTGCCGTTAGCGTACATAGCCGACCAGTTGTTGCTGATAAAGCTACTCTCACTAACGCTTACGTCGTACGATATGGTCGTGTCAGCCGCTGGACCCATCCAAATAGCGGCGCCGCCCTCGGCAAGCACACTGTCGCTGCCGCACTCGGTAAACAGACATTTATCAACCGCAACAGCAATACACCCTGCTATAGCAATACCAATGTATTGCACGTTGTAAACGTAACAGTTAGTGATGTTAACGTCTTCAACCTTAGCAAACGACACCAATTCAGCCGTGCGTGGGCCTAAGTTGTTACCGTCAAACTTAATATTGCTGACGCTAATACCTTTGTCAGTGTAGACGTACGCCGTGCCGGTTTGATTGGGGTTCTTGAGCAGCGGCGTTGTCGCGCCAAGCGTATTTTTAGCTTTGATAATAGATGTAGCAGGCGAGTCACCATACATGTTGGTGCCGCTATAAATTACAAGCCCCGTACAAAGATAAGTACCAGCAGGGACGTATAAGGATTTACCCGTTGCTGCGGTCAGCGCATTTTGAAATGCCACGGTATCGTCAGTAACGCCGTCGCCTGTTGCACCAAAATCTTTAACACTGATGGTCTGACGAAGTTTGGCCTGCACGGTTGTCGTAACAGCGCCTGCGCCAGACGGCGAATAACCAATCAACGATGACCCCGACGCAGCGGCTAACGACGCGCTTAACGCGTCAATCAAACCTTGCGGTGTAGAAATGTTATCGACCGTCCAGATCGATACGTCGTTGCTATCCTTAAGAACAAATTTGTATGATGACGTGCCTAACCAAACGTTCGCTTCACCACGGACGTCTAAGATAATCGGGTTAGTGTTAGCTGTTGTACCCGTCGAATCGGTGTAGGTCGCTAGCGGTGTGGTTGTGCCAGCTTGATAGGTGTACAGTTTGCCGCCTACCAGCAATTCCCCGCTCGATGAGAAGAATTGCAGCTTTGGATTAGGGGATAAAATGGTTGGCATAATATTCCTTAAAGTGCGGCAATGATAAAGGCTAACAACTCGCTGTATCGCACACCTAAACGCGTTTGTGAAGAGCCGTCTGAAGTAGTCCATGTATCACTGCAAAACAAACCGTATTTTGACGCATCTAAGCCTTCTGCGGCAAATGCTTCTTGAACTTCTTGCGCGATAACACCAAAATGAATCCGCGCCTCATCACCTTTGGCCTCAACAGCGTCGTTCCATTTAAACGCCCGTATGAGTTTTTTGACTCGTTGAGCCGTGCGCTGCTCGGCGTCTGACAAATCTCTGATCTGTTGCTTTTGATTTGCGTCTGACGTATTGATCGTACCTGTGGTTGCGTAGACTACGGTGTATCTAAACGACGCAGTACCTAGCGCGCGGACGTTGTCTGTAGTGGGGCGCCAAGTGCCGCTGTCACCCGCAAAAATAACAGTGCCTGGGTAAGACCCATACGCAAGCAATACACCACTAGGCCCACCTACAATGCCGTAAGTAGTATCGTCATAAAAATAACCGTTAGCGGTTTTGTAGGTGGCGCCCACAAACGCGTTACTAGTGCTTGAAAACGTCTTAACACCTGAGATGGTTTGAGTGCCGGTTGTTGTGACAATACCAGCGCCGGTAAGTGATGTCGCGCCTGTTCCACCGTTAGCTACAGCAAGCGTACCTCCAAGCGTCAACGTTCCCGATGTAGTGATCGGACCGCCGGTAAGCGTTAACCCCGTAGTACCACCACTACCGCTGACGCTAGTTACCGTACCGCTGCCGCCCGTTGCAGAGATGGTTATGCCGCCCGAACTGTTGCTAATCGATATGTTTGTGCCTGCGGTTAGGTTGGCAACGCTGTAGCCTGAACCGTTACCTATAAGTAACTGACCGTTAGACGGCGTGGATGTAACGCCCGTACCGCCGTAGCCGATACCAATAGTTGACCCGTTCCACGTACCTGCGGCGACGACACCTGACAAGTCAAGGTTTTGTGAGTAAACGGTTGTCCAACGTTGGCTTAAGGTGCCGCTGCTGTAAGACGCTGTGGTAGATGGGCGAAAGGACGTGGCGTCGCCTACGTAGCGGCTTGTGCCTGGGTACGTACTACCGCTAGCCAACACAACACCATTGACGCCACCAATAACTGCATACGCCCCACTCTCACCAAAGTAAGCGTTTGTTGTTGCGTAAGTTGTACCTGCGTAGGTGCTAGAGTAGCTAGTGAAGTTCTTTTGACCGCTAATAACTTGGCTGTCGGTTAACGTAACAATACCCGCGCCTGTAAGCGACGACGACCCCGTACCACCATTAGCGACGTTTAACGTACCCCCAAGCGTAATCGTGCCAGACGACGTAATAGGACCGCCAGACGTCGTTAATCCTGTCGTACCGCCTGAAACATCAACTGAACTTACGCCCGTGGACCCCGACGCGCTTATCGTGATTGATCCTGCGCCGTTTGATATAGAGATGTTAGAGCCAGCAGTCAATGTGGCTAACGAATAGCCAGAACCGTTGCCAATCAACAGTTGACCATTAGACGGCGTTGATGTGACGCCTGTGCCACCATAGCCAACTGTTATGGTTGAACCATTCCATGTGCCTGCGGCAACAACACCTGATAAGTCAAGGTTTTGCGAGTAAACCGTCGTCCAACGCTGTGTCAGCGTACCCGAACTGTAAGAGGCTGTTGTTGAAGGTCTAAACGACGTAGCGTCGCCTACATATCGGCTTGTGCCAGGATAAGTAGCACCGCTGGCTAGTACGACACCATTAGCGCCGCCTACAACGGCATAAGCGCTGTTTTCACCAAAGTAAGCGTTAGAACCTGTGCCGCCGTCTGACGTGGCATAGGTGGTACCAAGAAACGTGTTGGTGTAGCTAGTAAAGTTTTTTTGACCGCTGATGGTCTGCGTGCCGGTCTTAGTTACGATACCCGCGCCGTCTAGCGTCGTTGAACCCGTACCGCCGTTAGCTACAGCAAGCGTACCCGACATCGTGATGGTGCCGGAAGACGTGATAGGCCCACCTGTAAACGTCATGCCTGTCGTGCCACCAGACACATCAACGCTAGTTACAGTGCCGCTAGACGTTGGTCCTGGTGGGATAATCGGCGGCGATAAATTAGCGTAGCTATCGATGAAAATTTGCATAGCCGCAGGCAGCAGCGCTTGGCTATCGTCGGCAGACGGCACAACAAAAGGCGGCGAAACTGCTTGGCTATCATCAAACGATTGTTGAGCAAACGGTGGCAGCAGCGCTTGATTGTCTGCCACTGACATAGGTGTGACGGCAGGCGGCGCTAGATCAGTAGCGCTACCCGCTACTAATATGTTGATGTTCTGCGCGGGCGGTCCAACTTGAAGATCGTCAAGACTTGTCTGGTTGTTGCCCTGCCCCACCAACGTAAACAGATTTAAAAAGAACCGATACCATTCGCGCGAAATGAGTCCCGTCTTCTCATCGATGATACTGACGCGGGGTGCGGGTATGTTAGTGATGTTAAGCATTGGTCGGCGTTATGAGGAGTTCCGCGCCCATAATCGCTGTTTTTACAGGATCGGTCATTGATAATTCATAGACCCTATCGCGCAACTTCATGGTCATCCCTAGACGCCTAAACCAAACGCGGTGGCCGTACTCACCAATCTTTCCAACCGAGGATGTACGGTAGTTAGACCATGTGTGACCGCCATCATCAGACCAACGTAGCATGACCTCAGGGTCAGCGCCCTGCGTGCCTGGAAGCTGTTGCTCCTCAATGAAGTAGTCACCTGTTTCTGTCACTAGATAGTTGCCGCCTGTTTCAGTAATAAAATAGACGTTTTCGGTGCGTGGATAGCCGTTTAAACCAACGCCAGACTCAATGTCGATCTGCATCGAATACTGCGCGGTACGTTTGAGATTGTTTTGGCCGGTCGGCAGCGCCCGCCACGAGCGCAGCCACTTTTGTATCTGACCGTTGTCAGCGTAGGTGTCAAGGTCAAACGCGTAAATATTGCCGTTTTGATAGTCGCCCACAATAATTTTATTGTTGAACGCCATCTGGCAATTGCTGCGGTGCCGCGTAAACGATCCGTTATTCCACCCAGCGCGCTCATGCCATGCGCCTGTCGCAACGTCATAGACCCAAGTTGTATTGGCGCTGGGGAAGATAAGCACGTAAAAGCTGTGGCCGTCTTGCTGGTAGGTGTAAGCAAGCGCGTCAGTAAGATTGCCGTACTGTTGAATTTGCCACTCAACCGCGTGGGTACTGATGCGTTGGCCGGTGTAACCGTTAGCGCGGTAGACAATACCTTGGCCTCTGGCGTCAGCGCCCAACCAAAACAGACCGTTATCCATCTTAGCGATGGTGTACGCTGATATACAGCCAATCTCATTAAACGCGCCTTGGATGCGCTGTAACGGGAAATCAGGCGTACCAGCGTCGTACCAAACTTCAACGGTACTTGTGCCGTACACCCAAACTTCACGATGATCAACAATAAGACCCACCACACCGTCGGGTGATCCTTCAGCGCTTGCAAAGTCAAGCGGATCAATAGACGTACCATCAAGCAGTTGCGTAACCCAAATACGTTGGCTGTTAGGCTCATTAAAAACAAAGTAGCCGTCGATATAGCCAACCGTTACCGCACCAGGAAAATCAGGGTCTATGATCTGACCAAATTCGCCGGTGTCAATGTTGTAGATGTAGCTAGGACCGTTGCAGGCAATGAATAACTGTATGCCGTTGTCAGCCATGCTGACAGGGCCAGTGCCAGGAATAGAGCCGATAAGCGTAGCGGCGTAGCTGGTGTTGATTCGGTACAGTTCGTTACCGGATACAACAAACGCGGTACTGTTATCAGACGAAAAAGTCCATAACCCTCTAACAGGACCGCTGCCGATCGTAGCAAGGTTTAGTAGACCAGGGCAGCGCTGAAGAAACGCAGGTTCTTTGCCGCCTTCCGGCACTACCTCTGGAAATAAATTGACCATCCTCGCATCGGCTGCGTTGACGGAACGGGCAACGTAAGTCGAGCCAAGGATCGGCGTTTTCATTAGAAGTTATTGGCGTAGATGTTGTACCGTTGACGCGTCGCAACAATCGGATAAGGTATCGCCATAAGATCGCCAGGAAAGTTAACGCGTTTGATGTTGCGCTTACTTGACATGGCAATACGCTGTACCTGCGGCGAAGGTTCTACACCAAACTCAGGCGCTAACTCGCACGCTAGGTTGTAGCGAAACGCGCGTAAATAGCCTGGTGGAAAGTACATGTCTGTAGCGACGCTTGACACTTCATTGAGCGTTTCTACCGAAATGATGTGCCACTCTAAGGCTTTAATAGGCACAGGATAAATGGTCATCTCAATATCAGGAAAGGTATTGTTGACCCATAAAACCTGCGGATAGGTGGACGTAACCGTTTTGAACGCGATGCCGTCGTACTGCTGCTGATTGATAAGTTTGACGCCAAACGACAACCCTGATGAAGGGTCTTTAAAGTAAGTTGCGTCGTCAACTTCGATAGGACGATTGCCAACAAAATCACCAGTAGGCCCAAGCGTGCGGGACATGGTGTAAGCAGGCCATGTAAACACCTGATCTTGCGTGCTGAACACCGACAGGCGCTCGGTATCCCATGACTGAATCATTTGATTCATCGCCATGATGGAATCTTGCATCACAGCAACCGAAGGCTGTTCACCTTCGGCCAACACGCCAAGAAGTCTAAGCGACCCTTCAATCAATTCAGCGGCAGTTGTCATGACTCAATCTCCTGAGGTCTGCGACTGCGACGACGTGGTTGAAGTTCGTTAACAGTCTCATGCTCATCCGTTACGGCATTAGGATCATACGCTTCCCAGCCATTTTGTCTGTCATGTTCAGCTTCCATGTCAGATATAGCAACTTTAGCACCATGCGTAGGGTGGCGAAGATAGATGACGGCCATAATTTTAAATGGGGGTAGTTAGCCCCCGCGCCTTTACACGCAATGAATTACAGCAAAATTAATAACAACTGCTTCAGACAGCGAGCCGCCTGAGATGTTACGCACGGTAATTGACGCAGAACCTGCGCTTATACCGGAAACCCAGCAGTTATACGCGCCAGCCGTAGCACCACCGCTTACGTTCAGAATCAAGATGTCGTTAGTAGAAATAAGCGAGTTGTTTAACGTAAAAGTTACGTTGGTTACGCTCGCCAAAGCTGCGTTATTCATCGTGATCTGACCGGCGGCTTTGTTAAGCGTTACAGCGGTCGATTTGCTAGTAGCCTGAGTTACCGTACCTTGAGCGTTTGCTGTGTAACCAAACTGTTCATCAGACAATATGTACTGCGCGCCGATGATGTCTTGGTCAGTGAAAGCAACGCCGATTGGCTTAGTGTTTGACATAGCTAATCCTTTTAAAAATAGGGGGCGAACCCCCTATCGATTACGCAATCCGATAAGCCGTCCAAGTGCCGTCGCCGGTCTTGCGAGCCAGCCATTGCGACGATGTACCTGCCGATACCGCAGCCGTGCCAACAAGCGTCCAACCCGTGCCTGCCGTTACGGTCACCGCATCTGTACTGTCGATGTTAACCACCGCAAACGTAAACGCTGCATTGATCTTAGCTGCGGAAGAAACTTCAGCCTCAAGCAACGCAACCGTAGGCAGCGTCATTGCGCCAGCGGTGCCGTCAAACGTAAACAGACCGTTTGCTAGTTGAGCCGCTGTGATTGTAGCTGCGCCAGTAAGCGCGGTAGGAGCACCTTGAACAAACAACAAAGCCTCGCCGGTATTACCGTCGTTGTACTGATAGCCACCAGCACCGTTAGGAATTGCCATGATAAATCCTTTCAAAAAATAATTCGGTAAGGGGGCCGAAGCCCCCTAGATTAATTAACCCCAGAGACGAACAGCCATTTGCGGACGAATCACGCTGTAGCCGTACAGCACGTCAATACGGCAGGGCATACGGTCGTTGTTGATGTCGTATTGACGAACAATACGCATCGAAATACCGTTATGAACCTGACGCGATGCCATGTCAACGCCTTGCGGCATCATCAGATCGGCAGTGGCGAAAGTGATAGCGTCTTTGTGGTAGACGAGGTTTTGTGGGTACTGGCTAGATGCTGCACCAACAAAAGTCACGGCCTTGCTGGTAGCAGGAAGGCTAGCAACGGTAGCTAAGGCGTTACCCGAAGAATAGATCGGAGCGACAGTGATGTTACCTGCGCCAGAGCCATTCAGCGTGACGTCAACGGTTGCAACGAACTGGAACAGCGAACCAGTGGACTCACGGGTCTGTGGGTTAACTGCATAGCAATCAGCCACGGTAAACACGTCGCCAGCTTTAACGGTTGCGCTAGCACCTGCGCCAGTGATGGCGATAGTCGTTGCACCTTCGCTTGTTACAGCAGCAGACGTTGTACCGCCGGTAGCCGTACGCGAGCCGGTCGTGAACTGCTTGATCGACTGAGACATGTTGATCTCATCAAACCCAAGCACACCCATACCCATCATGCCGTTCTTGAACTGACGGCTGATCGTGTCGGTGGGGTTGAAAAGACCTTTCATGCCTTCAACCAAACCAGCGTTAGCGGCTGGGTTGACCGTGGCGTAACGGGGCGACATAACCGCAGCGTTCTCGTTAAGTTTCTGCTGTGCTTGCAACAGAACCAACGATGTAGCGGGCGTCGTTCCAGGCGTACCAACTGTGTTACCGATGTACTGGTAGGAGTTAGCAACGTCAGCGTCGATGCTAGCAGCAAGCTGGCTAATACGAGGCTTAAGCACACGCTCTGCGAAGTCGTCCAACTGCAAGGTCAATTCAGCAGATGTGAAGTTAACACCAATGTGCTTTTGCGTAGCAACAGTCAACGTGGTGTACTGCTCGTTATCGCTTTGGACTTGCAGTGCAGCACCGTCAGTGACAAGCGCACGGTCCGGGAGGCGAATACGGAGGGTCGAACCAATCTTAGCGCCTTCAACGGCAAAGCTGTCGTCGTACTGGCGGTTTACGTTGCGGGTTAAGACAAGATTATTCTCAAGGATTTCAAGCGCCTTGCGAGTAATCATGTCGATGGTAAGTAGGCTATTTGCCATGACAATTCCTTTTCAAAAAATTAGCGGACTCGGTTTTGAGATTCCCACTTCTTAATCTGCCTTTGACGCTCGGCTTCTATCCACTCTGACGTTGACATTTCCTTAATCGAACGCGGGTCAGTTGTGTCTAAAACTCTTGCGTTGCCACCCCTAGGAGTGACAGGCTGAATCGGCGCTGGGGCACTCGATGATTTCTTAACAGGAGGATTTTCACTTAACCTAGCTTCAATCTTCCCAATCTCTTTTGCCTGCAAAAAAGGCGACAACTTGGCAATACGATCAGCTTCTTTCGGATTAGAACCAAGGTAATAAGCCACCTCGGGGCCAATGTCAGACGCTTGAATCGTTTCAGCCATCACTGTCGTGATTGGAAGTCGGGGGTTGTACGCGACTTGTTCAAAATCTTCGTACTTAGACCGCGCTTCTTCTTCGCGCTCGTGATAGACCTCAAGAACTTCCGCACGCTGTCTTTCTGCATCCCGACGTGCAAGCAATTCTGCGGCTTTTCTTTCGGCTAACGCTTCCGCGTATTCCTCAGTTGACGCAAAACTATCTTGCGCGGGTAGATCACCAGACGGCATATCGGGCGTTGACGCCCTCAGCTTTTGTTCTCGTTCCCACTTGCGTTGCTCTCTTGCAAGGCGTTTGCTGATCATCGCGTCTAGTTCAGCCTGGGTAAAACGCTTTTCCTCAGTCTGATCTGGCGCTTGTTCAGCGACCTCCGGCGCATTTCGTGCATCCTCCGTGGTGGCCGTCACCTCGGGTGCTAGCGCGGATTCTACTTCCGCTAAGGTTTGACTTTCGTCGCTCATGACTTACTCGTTAGAGTCCCGGTCTACTGGGCCGGTACAGTTAAAACATCATATCTTACACAAGTTATTGTGGCAATATTGCTTCAACCCAACTTGTCGTTGCTTCATCCCAACTGTACATCTTTCCATCTGTAGGCATTGCTACTGGCGCTTCCCACTGTGCATCAGCGTTAAGTAGCCAACTAGCAAAAGGCTTAGGCGGTACGAAAGCGTCTATATCTTCGCGGTAGGTATAACCGATACCTGCGTAGTTCTTACGCATGTTGCCGTTATACGAAGTCTGCTTCCAAGTGCCACCGAGAATTTTCTCAAGATGCGCTGCGCCAATATGCTCTTTCTCAACGCCAGAAGCATCACTGGTGTCTTTGTTATC